GATTTAATCACCATTTAAGCCATCGCTTTTAGCGATTTAGTTCTATTATCAAGTAACTCACTCATGTTCTGTGGTCTTGAATAATTAAATATAACATTAATATAACTATCATCATCATTAATATTCAATAATCTTCTTATTATATTTAATCTCTCATTCATTCCCCTTCTCATAGCTTTCTCTGATAACATGGCATATACGTCGGCTAACTGATACAATAGCTTTAAACTAACCTCACTAACATTTGCTATGTTCCCATTACCACCTAATATAGATGGCATATATGCACACATATTAAGGTTATTATTTAAAGTATCTAAGTAGTATTTAATAGTATTATAATCCATCTCTGCATTAACATAACGCATATCTGAGCCTACCTCTAAAGCTACATTATAACCAACACTATCATTGCTAACTGAACCTTCTATCGCTTGACCTGTTGTCAATAACAATGGATTAAGTGATAATGTATATATACTATCTCCCATCTTACTTAATAAGTCCTCTATTTCATCCAGGATAGGAATTATAATCTCTAGTAATCCCTCACCAAACATATCATCTGCATCTGAAATTCCATAGTAATGTATAGGTAAACTCTTACTACTATTATTATATTCTTTTACAAGTATAGTATATCCACCCTCATTGCACCAATTATACACTTTATCTAATGTATACACATTCCAATAGCTTATATTATCTATGTTAGTCCAATATTCTATAAATCCGATATATTCACCTCTATCGTTGAATACAGGGTGTGCATCTTCTGGAGCTATTAACTTACTTTTAATTCTATCTCCATCCTTATATATGTACTCATATGAGTCACCAAACTTATTCATCTTGTCCAATATCTTAAAATCTATATCGTTATAGTTGCCATATCTATAAACATCTTGTACTTGCTTTACAACTTCCTCAGTACCAACTAATGATATTGGATTCCCTAGTAAATATGTTGAATGAAAATTTAATATTGTTTTTGCATTGTTTAATACTAATTTCTTAACTATAAATTGTTTATCCTTAAAAGTAACATCTTTCCTCTGTAGCACTTTGTGTATTCCATTAAGATATTCTTTTAAGTCAAAAACCTTACTTATTCTAGTTTTGTTTATAGTCTTTTTAACTTCTTCCTCAAACCAAAGAGGATTATTACTGTGATTATTGATTATATAATTTTCTAATTCTTTATTCATTTTAACATCTCCTATTTATTTATTTTTTACTTAGAACATTTCCGTACTTAGTACGAGTTCTCGACACTTTGTCGTGTTGCAGAAAGTGACACGTTTAATATTTATTGCCTTTTGGATTTCTCCAATTGCATATTTAAACTATCTGCTCTCTAATTCAATCTTTTTACCTTTATAATACAATTACTCATTTTCTCCCTAGAATTGATTTTAAAGTGATTTTTACACCGAAAACACTAGGTTAAAGGTGTCTTTTTTACACATACACCTACTACCATTTGTAATATGTACCACTTTTAACACCACTTATAGCTAAAGCAGTTGCCATAACAAGGTCGTCTTTATAGCCATTCATAGCACCCATAGAACCATTTTGTTTAATCTCAAAAACCTTCATTTCTTCTACTGTATCTATAGAATTAATAAGTATAATTCCCTTCTCAAACATTTCTCTTAAATCATTGATAATTAATCCTTTTGTCTTGCCATTAGTGTCAAAGCCGACCTGGAATTGAACCCTGTTAAATTGGTCATATGTCTTGTATTTTGACATATTCATATACTTATAGTCATGACGTAACCTTTCTATAACACTATGTCCTCCACTCGCCTTTTCTACAATTAAAAACGCTTTATTGTAATAATGTCCTAGTGCATTTATAAACTCTGAAAATTGATATGGTTTAATCTTATTGTTCTTGAACATACCAACTTCTACACCATCCTTATCCATTACTACACAAGTAGAATTATCCTTTCCTATTCCTTCTGAACAGTCAACACCTATATAATATTTCATATTTGCTTTAGGCTCTTGATACATAAAAAAAGATTTACCATAAAACTTACTTAATTCCATTGGTAAATCACTTAATTCTTTTTTATCTATGTATTTATTTTTATTTAAGTTTAAAGCTCTAAGCACATTAGTAATTTTACTATTATCGAAAACTGATGCCCCTGTACTTATAAAGGCTATATCATCAGAAATCGGGAACTCCTGGTTAAACTGTTGAAGTGAACTATTTTGTATCTTTAACCTTCTCCAACATAATATATCTAAGTTCATTCCTTGGTCTTTGTAATTTTCCAATAGCTTTAATTCTTCTTCGGTTAAATCTTCCATAGAAAACTTATGACCATTAATATTCTCAAATATCTTATTATATTTAATATATTCATCCTCAAACATTTCCTTCGTATCTATGTAATTGTAAAAAAATGATTTATATGCGTTCTCTTTTTTCTTAGATTTTTGATATAAGTTGTGGAAGAAATTTAATCCATTTGCAGTAGTTTCTATAATTAAATGACCATCTGGTCGTAATGCCTGTTCCAATGATAGAAGTTGTTTATCTGCTACTTCTGAATTGACAAAAGCGAACTCTGATAAATGTATTAGTTTTGCAGTTTGTCCCCTACCTTTATCATTCCTTCCCATAGTGCTACATGATATTATACTACCATTTGCAAGTTGTAATTCACTCCTATTATTTCTTATTAGCTTAGGTTTAATTGCACTTGGTAAACTGTTATATATAGCCTTTAATTTATTAAATATTGCCCTGGTAGATTCATCATTATGACTCAATAGTAAACAAACGCAGTCCTTTTCTGTTATAGAATAATATATAGCTAAAGAACATATTGCAACTGACATACCACCTTGACGAGCCTTTAAAATAATATTATAGCTTTCTAAATTATCTATAAAATTCTTCTGCATCTTATTCCATATAAAAGGTACAACTTTACCTGTTTTATCACTAATTTTCAAGAAGTTTTTAGTGAATAAATAAGGACTATTCCACACTTTTAAGAACTTTTCATCATTATTCATTTAAATCAAGTCCTTCCACTATTTTATCAATTTCACTTTTGCTATTTTTAAAGAAACTACTTTGTGAGAATGAAACAACCCAATTAGCCGATTGAACGTTGCCCTCTAAGGCTAATTCAACCATTTTGTTATAAATCTCAGCTAAGTTCTTATCTTTATTTTTCTTTATTTCTTCCATGACATCTTTTTTTCTTGCCATTTAAAATTCCTCCTATTCTTATTTTAATTTGTCCGATAGTACACACTATTGGAATTATCGTATCAGTACGGTGCATCCGATAACCCTAAACGACCTATTTGAACCATTTTCGGGTTTATATAGGTGTTATAATTTTAATCATTTTTTTGGAATGTTTTAATATTTTTATGTATTTTCCTTTAAGAAATTTACATACGTGCTTTTTCTGCAACACGTTCTTAGTACGAATACTCGATTCGACATACGTGCCTTTATAATATCCACGTTCGATTCGCCAAACTTGTCGTGCCATCTTCTGGGTACGATAATTCCCCACAAGAAATATATTTTCTGTTACTTACTATATGCCTTACAATTAATTCTTTTCAGCCTTCTAATACAATTACTCATATTCATTATAAGATTGAATAATAGTCCATTTGTACCACCTAATTAAGCCATTTGTAAGAGTTGCTTTAGTAGATAAATACTCTGTAACGTTCTTTTACCTTTTGTGTACATACTAAATATAATAAGAGGGAATACGTCACGTTCGTTCCTACTCCCTCTAATAGATATTTACATGGCGACAAAAGGTAAGCCACTAGGGCAAACCAAAAACGCCTATTGTATTTTTAACTCTTTTATCTTTTACAACTTTTTATATGTATTATTTAATTATTATATTTTTATATTTTGCTATGTCATAATATTTTATAATTTTTATAACTTTATAACTTACTTAACTATATAACTTTTATACCCTAATCATGTAGTAGTGTATATATCAATAAGGGAAAACACCCTCAAACCTAGTCATATCAACAAAACATAGTTTCGTTCAGCGTCCACTTTTGGGCGAATAGTTTCGTTCAGTGTCCACTTTAAAACTTATTTGCTATTTCAAACAAGTTCACTATTCCTTGCATATCCTCTAAATTACTTCCCTTATAATATATTTTAGGATTAACCACTATCATTTTAACATTGTTGAAATCAGCTATCATGATTGCTTTTTCACCATTTACAGTAATATCAAATAATCCCTTTTTAAATCTACTCGGCTTACTATATCCTAATGCCTGTGATAATGTTTTTAAATCTATAGGCTCTATTAAAGTATTATTGTCCTCCTCTGGATTAAAACATATTACATTAGTTTTCAAATTAATATTAGGTAAAAGTCTTATTAATAAACCTAGTTTCTCATGTTCTCTTGGAGTTGCTTTATTATAAATCTCTCTTATAGTATTATTAAATATTCTTGCTATGCCATTTTTCACTAGTTTTTTATTTAACTTGCCCTTCTGACTCATTTCAACATTAACTTTTATATAATCCTTATCAGTAACTTCTATAAGTCCATTATCAGTAAAATAATTAATAGTTTCATATAATGCCTTTTTCTCTAGTTTTAATATTTCTTTTAAATCCTTTTTAGTTGCTAGTTGGTTTTCATCTTTTGCATTTCCTAATACTATGTAATTTTTATAGTTCATGTATGTGCATAGATATATAAATCTAAATAAATACTTCTTATCTATAACATTAGAATAATAAACGTGATAAAATTCTCCACATTTTTCTTTTACAAATTCAGCGAATAAACTATCATTTTTATATAATTCTTTATCATTTATTGGTGATGCAGAAGTTCTCATTTTATCAAGTCTTGTTTTTTCTTTTTTAGTCAACCATCCATCTACTTCACCTGTGTTTTGGTCAACAACCATCCATTTTGTTAATTCATTTTTCATTAATATTCCTCCTATTTTTTTACATAATAAAAAGGCATGGAAATATTTCCATACCCTTCGTCTATTTCTCTATTTCTCTATACTTATTGACATTTTAAAACCTAGTATTTTCAACGTGTTTAAGCCTTGACTTGTACATTTATGTATATACAAATTGACTGTACAAATTTATGTTCTATTTACTTTCTATTTTATTCTCGATTGAAGTTATTACAGTTTCATTCAGAAACAATAAAACTAAAAATAAAAATAAAAGTGGTGTATAAAAACACCCCAACCATATTAAAATTATTCCTGTAAACTCTTTAATACTTCTCCATATTTCCATTATATTTTCCTCCATTTCTATTTGATATTTATGATGTGAAACTAACAATTCCACTATTTTTATAGGTTAAAGCAAAATTAAATATTTCCTTATTAAAACTTACTTTGTCTTGATTATCTGCAAAATTAAATATCTTGCTTTTAAATTCTAGTTTTCTACCATTAAATTTATTTTGTGGTAGTTCTATTGATATACCGAATAAGTTACTCAATTCTTCTAAATTAATATTTGTTTCCAATAATCCACTTTCTTTATTAACCCATATTTTACCGTTTTTAAGATTTAACTTTTGTTCTACTTCTTTTATGTAATTAATATTTTCTTTTATAAAATCTCCTAAAAATCCATAATCTAATAGTTCTAAATTATGTTTTCCTGTAGATGCAAATTTAGGATTTAAGAATGGATAATACACTCCATCTATAGCACACAATATTGCAAGTTGGTCTTTATCCCACTTAGATATATCAACTTCATAATAGCTCAACATAGTTAAAAATGATGATACTATAGCTTTATTAGTATAATTATTACTACTAATATCTAAAGCAATGTTTAAGTTAGCACTTAAATTATTATAATTATCATTTTTAGATATTTTGACAACATGATTATCCCAACTTTTAATATCATTATTGATACTGAAATCCAATCCTAAAATTTTACTTTTCTTAAAACTCGCATCCTCGCTTGAATATAATATTTGCTTTCCATCTCTTGTAACTGTTTTATCGTAACTTTGATAAGCCTTGTGTGAACTCATATCCATAAAATATTTTACTTCTCTGTTGAATACTCTGTTTTGAAATATATAACACATTAATGAGTCAACATCATCTGACATTATTAATTCATAGTTGCTTTCTTTGTCCTCACACCATGATGGGAACATATCTTTTATCTCTTTTTTCATATTTATTTTTAGTTATTAAATATCTTACTTTCTTATTTCTCATTTTTCTTTTAATACAATTATTTTTCATAATATCAATTCCTTTCAACTTTCCGACCATGCGTCACATACTTGTATTTTAAAGTTTAATACTAACTATTTTTTAATATTTTCAATCTCTCTCACTAAATCACTTTGATATAAATAAGAAAGATAGGATATATAACTAAATACACACCTACCCTTCTTATTCTTTTAATTTATTTTGCTTTTGAATATCCTCTAAAACTTCCTTCAATCTACCTTGTTTTTTTTGCTCTCCTAAGTAGTAAATTGCGTTTAATATTTGTTCAAGTTTTTCTTGACTTGCTACTAATTTATTAGTTTCTATTTGAGTTATGTATTGCTTACTACATCCTAGATAATCAGCAACATTCTTTTGACTTAATTGATATAAAACACGCATATATCTCAATCTATCTCTGATTTGCATAACTGTTTCACCTCCTAGTATTACTTTTGTCTAGTAAAAAAAAGATGGAGAAATTACTCCCCATCCTTGATTTACTAAACTATAGTTTTTCTTACTATAACTACTCCGTCATTTTGGATAAGTCCAACTGCAAACATAATATCTGCAAATACATCATTTTTCTTTTTACTTGCATCTCTTGCAACTTCTATTAAAACTCCTCTTTTGTCTTTTCTTCCTAAAGAACCTTTTTTAATTATATAAGTTTTACATTCGTTAGAAACGGTATCATATGTATTTACATCAGATAAAATTACTGGAATTGAACCTCTGTAATAACCGATAACACCGTTTTCTATTTGTCCGTTTCCTTCCTTAGAATATGTAATATTACTATTTACAAATCCATCCATACCGTAAAAACTAGGTAAAAGTAAGCTATTAATAACTATACCAGCAAAGGTTGAATTGTCCTGGTCATCTCCAAATAGTTGTAATGCACCCTGTAACTCTGCTTCTGTAATTGCACTTGCACCAACTACAGATTTTTTTAAAATTGCATTGGCATCTATATCTGCAACCATTTCATTATCAAGTGCTCTAGCGAAAATTCTCGCTTGTTGAGAAACTCCATTCTCCAAGAAATTTCCTTTTCCTGTCAATGCCTCAATATCGTAAATTTCAACACCTTTTCCATAATGTTTAACTAATTTTTTAGTAGAAGTTTGTGCTAATTCCTCTGTAGATATTGCAACACCTTTTACCACTAATTCTGCATCGCTTAAAGCTGAAAATTGTGGGAATGTTATACTATCTCCCTCTTGAGAAAATTGGTCTAATTCTCCTAAGTCTGTAGCTAAAGCAGATATTTTAATATTTCCTTTCACCTTTTCTGTAACTAATTGTGAATAAATTTCTGGTACTATAATACTCATTTAAATCATCCTTTCTTTTTTAAAATTAATATATTTATATAAATATCATATGATTCCCATTTGAGAATACAATGATAAAAATATTTATTCTTTTGATAGGGCATCATACAAAGGTTTATTAGTGTTATATAAATTAACCCTATCTGTATAACTCATGTTTTTGAAGTCCTCTTTTGTTATCTTAGTTCCACCGTTTATATGTGCAGATGGTTTGAAATTAACTTGACTCTCCATAGTTTTAACTACTTCTTCTAAGTAAGTTTCTAAATTCTCAGTATCTAAATTTAAATAATCTGCAAGTCCATCATTTAACCCCTTATCTTTTAAAGTAGATTTCACCTTTGTGAGCCTTTCTCTCTTGTTTAATTCCTTTTCTTTGTCCTCTAGTTGTTTTGTCTTTTCTGCTAGTGCCTTTTCTTCATCCGTCATTTCTTTAGGAAGTTTTCCTTCAAGTTCTTTGATTTTTTGTGAATATGAAGTTCTGATTTTATCACCTTCACTTTGCAAAATCTTGTTTATGCCCTCCATTTGTTCTTCTGATAAATTTAAATCTTTTAATTCCATTTTTATAACATCCTTTCTTATAGTTCATGACTCTAATCCCTCTATAGTAGAGTTATTAAGGCTACGCCCTAGTATTAATATGTATATTATTTAAAAGGCTACTATGAGCCTATTTAAGCTATAACAAGGCTAGTTATTGTGTTAGCCACACTTTAGAAGTCCAATTATAATAAATCGAGATAAACATTTATATCTTAGTATCACATTGTCTTGACTTCTTAGTTAGTTATACTTTATTTACGAGGAGATAGGATTTGCACCTATTACAAACTAACAAACTTACTAATAATGTAAAATGAACAAAAATTACTTTAGGCTTACTAAAGAATTTATATATATAATAAAAAGCCTTAGTTTACTAAGACTTGTATTATCGAATTTATATTCTTTCATTTATCCAATTTTCTAATTTGCTTAATAAATCACTATGCAAATCTCTTTTATCCTTTAAAAATAAATTTATAGTTGTTCTATTAACTCCAATTCCTGTAGCAATAAATTGTTGCGTAGTTCCATATTTTTTAATTATATAATTTAACTTTTCTTTTATTTCACGTTGACTCATTTTTGCTACATTCCTTTCTTTAAATCTTATTTGATAACATTTGTTACTAAAAAAATATATAACATACTCATGTGTTCTCCCTATAGTAAATTCCCTCTAACCTCGTTATGTGTTGGTATGACTGGGTTTATGATAGGTTCACGTTTCAAACATTTTTATTTTTGTTTTCAATTGTCTGTTATTCTCTCTCCCTATACTAAATTCCCTACAAGCTCGTAAAGTATTGACACATCTAGGTTTACACACTATGAGTAAATCAATATTTTTCATTTGTCGCTTATTCCCTATCACTATAGAAATCGTAGTCCAACCTCCGTAAGTAAGTAATATCAATAGATTCAAGTTTTTTTGCTTGGTCTACCATTTTACTTCTCTGCACCTATCCCTATACTAAATTCCCTCATTTGTAAACCAAGGTGCAAAAGTGTTGGTATCACTAGTGTTGAAGGCATGTTAAATCTATTGTTATACGTCAATTTATTTTGGTTGGATTTATTCAAATTAAAGCAAGTTAAAA